CTTGGAACTCGCTTCCTGACTATGGCCCTAGAGGTGGCTGACGAGCTTGGCATTGACGTCGAGCTTATGGCCTTCCCTACAAGAAACTATCAGGGGACTGAGAGGCAGAACATGGCTGCGTCTAAGAAACTTGTAAATTACTATCAGAAGTTTGGGTTTGTGCAGCGCTACAAAGACAGCGAGTCAATGGTTCGCGTGTCTCAGCAGAACCTTGGCCAACTCAATGCTGAGGAAACACAGGCAACTCAGGACTTGGGCGATGCAACCAAGGCGCAGGCTATCGAGGCAACCCTGCAGTTTGACACGGGTCAAGGCAGAAACTGGGTTGTACGGCGAAAGTTTAATGACAAGAACCATGTGCGGAACTTCATTGACTATATCTCTAGAAAAAAGGGATACACGTTTGACGAGGTGTGGTACCACGAAACACCACCCGACGTCGACCCACCTGAGGTTACCGGAGTCACCAAGGCACAGCAACTTGCCATTGACGCCATCAACTCAGAGACACCGGGTGAGCTTACTCAGAGCATTCAAGTAGCTCGCGCACTCAACAAGTTTGCAGGTGGGCCTGTGAAGAGCGAGGGCGAGATGATGACACGCTTCCTCAACAACGTGTACGAGGAGGCCGGGTTCTACCTGAGTCAAAAGGATGCGCGTACCGGGGGTATCACGTGGTACACCGAGGACATTCAAGAGGCCAAGCAGAAGATGGGGATTATCTTCCCTGCCCTGCAAGGCGAGGCCATGGGCAGCATCGGCTCAGCATTGCTTGCTATACTGTCTCCGGGCAACAGCCCAATCGGAAACATGACCACGCTGGCTGCGGTGCTGCGCAACACACCAATCGACCAGCAGCGCTCAGGCAACTTCTCCCGCAACTGGGCAGGAGACAAGATGAGCTTCGTCGACAAGAAGGGTAGGTCAGTGGCGTCAGGTAGAGTTGTTAAGGAAACCAAAACGCACTTCATCGTTCAGGGTGTAGACGCCTTGGGCCGAGACAGCAAGTACAGAAACGGACAGAACTTCCGAATCAAGATTGCCAAGAAGGACCTGAAGGCTGGATACCCCAAGCCCACTGGATACACGACTAGGGGTAACATTGTGGCCAAGCAGCTTGACAAGCTTCAGGCGCTGTTCGAGAGATTCAAGACACCTGAGGCTGTGGTTAAGTTCCTTACGACAGACCAACCAATCGAGGTGCTGAGAGAGTTCAACAAGTCCGTGCCTGACACCAAAGGCAAGGTCAACAAGAACCCTGCACCCGGTAAACGCAAGGGAGCGTACATCTTCGGAGAGAAGGTAGGTAGCTTCTTCCTTAACATGGAGGGCTTGGGTGAGTCACTGACATCTGACCTGTGGTTCAACAGAACTTGGAACAGATACGCAGGCACCATGATTGACACGGTAAGCGGCAGGGAGACTGTTGTCGAGGTTCCGCGTAGCGAATCAGAACGCAGACTTCAGGCCGAAGCTGTGAATCAGGCAGCCACTGAACTTGGATTGACTACTGCAGAACTGCAGGCAACCATGTGGTACTTCGAGCAAGAGCTATGGAGAAGCATGGGGGCGAACACACGGAGTGAGAACTATGCGATGGCGATTGACAACGTCGCCTCGAGAATGGACCTAGACAATGATACAAGACAAAGACTTGCAGCAGCTGGAGTCAACCTTGACGCAGCTGAAGCAAAACGGGAAACTGCCGTCAGTAGAGCAGATTCTAAAGGCATTGAGAAATACCGCGCCCCACAAGAGCCGGGCTCAAAAGTAAAGGCACAGCCGATAGACTCGCTGCCTGAGCCGGGACAAAACGCTAGTGCCACTTGGAAGTTGCTTGCTGACGCTGGCATTCTTCTGCACGGAACACCCGAGCAGTTTGCCGAGTTTGACAATTCTATTGCGTTCCGACCCAACGCGCCGGGACTGCACGGGCTTGGAACCTACCTTACGGGAAACGTAAACAAGGCAGCTTCGTACGGGAAGAACGTTGTGTACATCGACTCAACGGGACTCCGCCTTGCTAACATGTATAACTTCCGTATGGGTGCTGTGGTAACGGAAACCCTGAACAGACTCAATAGGGGCGGTGCGGAAGCCGAGGTTGCAATTAGAGAGATTGCCAAAGCCACTCGTCGCTCTCGGTATCAAAGGACTGGCAAGGCTCTAGGGCTAGAGGGAATCATCGCCAGAAACCCAGAGGGCTTTGTTGAGATGGTGATTACCGAAACTGCAGCTGCAATGCGTGACGCCAACGTGCAGCTTGGTAGTGGACAGACCACCATTGCTACTCTGCAAAAGTTAATGTACGGAGACGAGGGCTTTGAGAGCCCCGCCGTTAAGGCATTGATTAGATTTTCTATGATGGTAAACAGCACGGAGCTAGACGACTCGAGGTTTACTTCTAGTGCAGAATCAAGAGCAGCGAACCTCCTCACTGGCACAGACATGTCGGAGGCAGTGCTTGTGGCTAGGATGGCGTTTGCAGAAATCATTCGCCTTTCCGGATTTGATGGGTATTACTTCTCCAACATGCTGGATAACGGCTATCAGGGATACGCGAGAAGAGCCAAGGAGGGATTCCCAATGCTCAAGGAGGTTGAGGATGAGCTTGGCAATACGGAGAAAGCTCACGCCACGGACTCGTCTTTGGAGATGGCTGGACAAGATGTTGGCTCAGGACGCACGGGGATTCAAGAGGCAGTCATTGTAAACACGGAAAGACTCAACGACCTCATCATTCCTGCAGACAAAGTCATCGAGGCGGCTGAGTCTAGAGTCCTCAAGGCGCAGCCACTGCAAGGATACCTCGACGATTACGACGCTGACATGGACACGATGCGTGGTGAAAGACCACCAGCTCGTATCGACAGAGAGGCAGAGATGAGCAAGATACAGCGTGCTATGCTCGGCATCATGGAGTTTGTGTACGACAAGTTCTACAGAGCCATCCGCTACCAGCGCGACATCGAGAAGGCTATCGGTGGCAGGGTGATGCAGGAGCAGGACTACGCCATGGCACTGTCACTGCTTGACGGTAAAGCGTCGCGTAGGTTGCAGAGTGTGGACATGTTCATGGAGGACCTAGCTTCAGTCATGAACAAGTTTGGTATCTCGCACAAGGAGCTAAGCGACTTCCTGTATGCTATGCACGCAGAGAATCGTAACGCTGTGCTGCGTGAGCGCTTCGGCAACAAGAAGCTTTCTATCATGGAGGCGATTGCCAAGCAGGCGGCGCTCATCAATGACGAGCAAACCTCTGACACGGCCAAGCGTAAAGCGTCCAAGAAACTTGCTGACCTGCAAGAAGAGCTGGCTGACGTAGAGGCTAGATTGGAGAACGACAACTTCTCAGGTAAGACCGACGAACAGGCACGCAAAGAAATTGAAGAACTCGACAGCGAAGGCATGCGTCAGGCCTACGACATGGTGATGGAGTTCCAGAAAGAGACTCGCAGATTGATTGTAGAGTACGGACTGGAGACACAGGCCACCGTCGACAAGCTTGAGGCATTGTACCCAAGCTACGTCCCGCTCAGCGGATTTGCCATTGACGAGGACGGAGGCAGCGAGGCACGTGAGGCAGGCTACCTGCACATGCACCAAGCAAGAGTGTTCCGTGGAATCAGAAGAGCAGAGGGTCGTACCAGCTTGGCTGACAGCCCGCTCGACTACATCTTCGAGAGACGGTACCAAACAGTCATGGCTGGCGAAAAGAACCTTGCCAACTCTAGGCTGCTTAACCTTTTGGCTGACAACCCAGACAAGGACCTGTACAAAATCTACGGGCCGAAGGATTCTACGCCAGTGCTAAGGGGCAAGCGTCGTGGCATGACCCGCGATGAGATGCGCAACAACGACAGGTTTGTCGAGGTTGTTATCAACGGTGAGTCGTTCTTCATGGAGTTTGCTAACTCTGCTGTAGCTCGCGCAGTCAACAAGCACAACATCCTCAAGTCACCGGAGGGCTTCCCCGGCATGATATTCAATGCCATCCGTGGCCTTGGTAGATTCCTGTCAAGCACCTTTACAAGCTACTCTCCTGACTTTATTGTAGCCAACTTCACACGTGACTTGCAGTTTGGTTTGGGTTCATTGATGGCTGAGCAGGAGATTGAGGGGGGTCAGGCGTTTGGTGAAAGCCTTGTCAAGTCCACACTCAAGAAGCACCTCCCATCTCTCGCGTTCCTGTACAAAAACTTGCAGGGAGTTGAGGACACAAGTCACCCGATGTACAAGGCGTGGCAGGAGTTCCAAGACGCAGGTGCTATCACTGACTGGCCATACGCCAAGAACAGAGACAAACTGCGCTCAGACCTCGAGACCCTGACTAGGATGCAAGAGGGTGGAGCTGGGGTTACTGCTGTCAAGGGGCTTAAGGCAATCGCTGACTACGTGAACAACACCAACATGGCGGTTGAGAACGCAATCAGATTTGCTGTCTTCCAGTCGGCAAGAGAGGCAGGCATGAACAAAGAGCAGGCAGCGTACTTGGCCAAGGAGCTCACCATCAACTTCAACAGAAGTGGTAGTGGTGGTTCTGTGATTAACGCATTGTACCTGTTCTTCAACGCAGGCGTTCAGGGTACAGCCAAGTTTGCACGCACAATGCTGCAGCTAAAGAAAGTTCCTAACGGACGTGGTGGATACTACAGAACGCTCAACAGCTCACAGAAGATTGCCATGGGTATGACGCTGTTTGCTGCTGCTCAAGCTGCACTGAACCAAGCCATCTCTGATGAGGACGAAGACGGCAGAACTTTCTACGAGAAGATTCCTGACTACGTCAAGGAGCGCAACATGATTGTGATGATTGGCGGCAAGGACTACATCAAGGTTCCTTTGCCCTACGGCTACAACATCTTCCACAACCTAGGCACCATGTCTTACGAGGCAGCCACTGGTATTAGGACTGTTGGCGATGCTGGTTCGTTCATGGTCGGAGGTATGGTGAACTCGTTCATCCCAATCTCTTTCGGTGAGTCAAGCACGGTATTGCGCAAGGTTGGTAAGGCGCTTACCCCTACGTTCCTTAGACCGTTCCAAGAAATCTACATGAACGAAAGTTACTTCGGGACTCAGGTCTACCAAGAAAACGCACCCGGGCAGAACATGCCTATGTCTTCGCTGGGCTCGCGCTCACCTGAGTGGCTACGCGATGTCACCATGTTCCTGAACGAAGTGACGGGTGGTAACGAGTATGAGAAGGGATACCTCGATATGTCTCCAGACCAAATCTGGCACATCTTCGAGTACTATGGAGGTGGTGGATACAGGTTCCTCAAGAACACCTACAAGTCTGTTGAGACTCCGGTGCAACACCTGCAAGGATACTCTGACGACAAGGACGAGGTGGCGGGCAAGGTGCTTTCTACAATGCCGATTGTGCGCGTGGGGTACGGGACGTACAACTCTCGCGTGGACATGGCTGACTACTACAGGTTCAGAACTACTGTTAAGCAAGCGGTCAAGGCCAGAGAGGAGCTAAGCATTGACGAGCCAAGAACGCGAGCAGCTGCATCCCTCGAAGCTGAAGGCAGGAAGGTTGACAAGGTCTTGCAGAGACTGCGTAAAGACATTAGAGCTATTAAAGACAGAGACATTGACCCGGCTCTCAAAGCAAGAGAGGTCGACAAACTAGAACAGGAGATGCTCAGACTGGTGCTCTCATTCAACAAACAATACTTGGAACAGTATGAAGGAAGAAAGAAAAAAGATTAAGGACACCAAGCTGGGTGCGTGGCTAAAGACAGCAGCGCCCGGAGTCCTAGACAAAGTTGCCGACTTGCTACCAGACCAAGGGGGCTTGGGCATCGTTAAGAACCTGCTGGACAACGACACCAATGTCGACCCCGAGGAGGTGCGTGCTCGTATCGACGCAGAGATTCAGTTCCAGAACAACGTAACAGAAAGATGGAAGGCGGACATGGGTGGCGACGTGAAGCTGGCAAAGCTCATTAGACCAGTCACCTTGATTGCTCTCATGTCAATGTTCATGGTAACAATGGTGCTCGACTCGCTTGACAATCTGCCATTTAACGTAAAAGATTCCTATGTATCTTTGCTCGAAATCCTTATGCTCACAGCATTTGGTGCATACTTCGCAGGTAGAACCATTGAGAAATCTAAGAGATGAACGAAGAAGACTTCGGAGACATCAGCTTCCTTGACCAAGGTAAGTTGAAGAAGCAAGAAGAAAAGATTGAATCAGGTGAGATTACCTGCAGCATTGACAACCCAGAAGACTGCGAGTCTTGTAGCGGATAAGCCATGTTAGACAACTTAACCCACTTTGAATTTTTAACAGTAGCCGGAGGCCTCATTATGGGCTGGATTAAATTCCAAGCTGACTACAGCAAGCTGAGCTCTAGAGTTTACGCCTTGGAGGCGGACAACAAAGAGTTCAAGGATGACGTAAAGCAGTTGCTCAAAGACATCCAAGAGATTAAAGTTCTACTTGCTAAAAACAAAGTGGAGTGAAGCTCGACGACAACACAAACTTTGGAATCAACATTAAGTGGTTGATTCAGATTGTTGTCGGTGTCGGGGGTGCGGTCTGGGTTTACTTTACAATCATGTCAGCCCTCTCTCATCTAGAGATTGAGACCATGCGTCACAACCAAGAGATTGAACTTAACTCAGAGTTCAGGGTCAAGTGGCCACGCGGAGAGATGGGTAGCCTACCTGATGACGCAGAACAAAACCTAAGATTGAACCACGTTGAGCGAGACGTCGAACAGCTACAGATTCTGGTAGACGAACTGCGTCAAAAAGGTTGTGACTAAATAACTTATATTTGCAGTATGGCAAATCGAAAATACATTGAGCGCGAGATGCGCAAGAAGGGCCAGAAGGCTCCGGTACCCGTACCTCAAGACAACAAGCCGGGACCTGAGTTTACGCAAAGCATTCCCCTGAGCGAAGACGAGAAGTACTACATCGAAAAGGGACAGGGCCAGCCATTGAACCGATACGCAATGGGCGACCCTAACAAGATGCACGGCAACATGACTGCAGAGCAGTCGCAGTACTACGACCAAGGCAAGAGCGGTCCTAGGATGGGGCCAGACATCCCACCAAGCCAGAGACCCGGAGGGCAGAAGGCTTTTGATTCAGACAAGAAAAGACTCCGTGACACCCGAGAGGTTTCAGGCGAGAGCGGATTGCTTCGTCAGCTTGAAAGAGGTGAGACACCGACAAGCGACAAGAAGAAGAAGGAAGAGGATGCAGCGTTCTTTTCGAAGCTCGAGAAGGGAGGCATGATGTACGAAGAGGGCGGTGAGGTGAAGTCTAAGGTCATGAGCATGCTCGATGGCATGGAGGACATGCCTGCTGAAGCCGAGGTCGTCAAGATGATTGTCGATGAGCACGGCGTCTCAGAGGACGAAGCCAAGGCCATGATTGCTGAGTACAAGCAAAGCAAGATGGGCATGGGCGGAAAGATGGAGTACGAAGGAGGCGGAGCTATGAAGCTGATGCGTGACCCAAAGGACATGGTTGGTATGACCATGGCAGGGGGCGCAAAGATTGTCAGCTGATAGACTCGAAGAAGTCTTCGTCCAAGTCTTTAATGGGGAGGATGAACTGCTCGTAACAGTAGCGGTTCACCTCCTCTTTCTCTTCTGGGGTAGTTCCTGACCCAATGTTGTGCGCTTGATACGACGCGTTACTCTGAAGCAAGCTGTCGATTTTCTGTCTCAAGCAGCGACAGTTCCGATACGTTTGTTTCATTTGATGGGTTTAGAAGTGAGAGCGGAAGGATGCACAGCTTGATGAAGCCAGCTTCCTTATCGTTTACGAGCTGGTGCAGAGGTGGTGTCCAGCCATTGACGTTGCCGATTCCGTGCATCACAGGCTTGCGAACAGGGAATATCTTGAACTTGTGTGCGTCCCAAAGATAATCTCGCAGCTTATCCAAGTCAAACGTGTATGCGATGTGAAGGTCCTGAGGGTTGCGAACAATGTACACCAAGTACTGAGCATCAGTCTTCATAATCCCACAAGGCTTGTGGGTTTTTACTGTCTCGTATTCGAGGAACAGATTGACTGGCTCTCCTCTTCTCTTGGCCCAGTAGTGCGCCTTGATGTCCAGCTTGACCTCGTAGTACACCCCGGTGGTTTGGTCGTACACATCCCAGTCCCGAGTCTTTCCACTCTTGGTCAAGCCGTTCTGAGAGATGACAGCGTCACCCCCCTTGGCGTTAATCCATGCAGCCCACAGCTGCTCCCCGAGGTCACCGAGCTCTTGGTCTTTGAGGAAGTTCTTGCTCATGAGTGGTTGTATTCAAGGCAGGCATCCTTGACGGTTGCTACCTCAATGTTAACCCTCATGCGGAAGTCCTTGACTAGTTCCGACACCTCCTCTGCTGAGGAGATGGGGTTGCCTGCATCGTCATGCAGCGACTCGTACAGCTCTGTTGTGAGCCTCTGAATCTCCTGCGTAGAGAACGAGTACAGTTCACTTAGCTTTCTTAATTTCATCCTTGATGATTTGAATGACTTTGTCTACTTGTTTGCTGTTCTTCGGCACGAACAACATGTAGTCGCCATTCCCGGTCTCCACCATTTGCTTTAAGAAAAGCTTCCACCTAAGTGGGAACCCGTGCTGAGTGCGCTGGTACCCCTTGGTTTCGATGATGAACTTGTGCTCGTGAGACACAAAGTCCGGTGTGTACTCCATCTTCCTGACCATCTTCCCTGAGTAATCCATCATGTCAGGTCGCCTGTTGGTCGACTTGAAATAGATTCCGGGGTAGATGAACTTGTCGACGAGAGTGAAGCTCTCAGGCTCGTACTCGAACTTGAGCTTAGCTTCTTTCAACTTGTCGTAACAGTAAACCTCAAGACCTGACTTGAGTTTCTTGCCACCACGGTTCATGCTTTTACGCCGTGCCATGATGCAAGTTACGGGTGCATTGGGGTTGTTACAACATCAAAGCGTCATCTGTTTTCCCACAAGCAATTCACAGAGGGGACGGAACAGGCGTGGCCCGGGGCTCACGAAGTTGAATCCTGACTGCTGCTTGCTGAACTCGAATCGTAGTGGATAGTCTAGTGCTGTGGGGTTGCCACCCGTCTCAGTCATGCGGACCTTGCGTACGTGCATCTCCACGGTACGCCTGTCACTCCAGTCCTCTGCTTGTGTCTTGCGGTGCAGCGTGATGAATCCGTCGGCACGGTTCACAAACTTACCACCCCCTTCTGTATCCTCAGCGTAAGGAGCAAGCGGCAACCCATCGGGACCTTTCCTACGTTGTGCTTCGGTGAAGGCGTGGGCGTTGACCCACACTGCAACCTGATGCTTGTTGCTGAAGGTGAGGAACTCGCTGGCTGCCTCGTAGTGGTACTCGTGTGTGCTGAGTCCACGGTGTGAGCTCAGGTCAATACGCAGTGCGTTGTAGGGGTCAACCAAGATACCGTCGATGCCTTCGTAGTTCTTCATCTTCTCTGCGAAGACAAGGATGTCGTGAACACTGTAGTTCTTGTGGTTGTCAACAAACGTGAAGTGCTTGTTCACCCACTCGTGTGCAGCCGTAAGTTCTTTGTGGTTCATGCGCTTGACAGGCATGTCCATGCAGAACTGCATCACCTTAATCTTGTTGGCCCATGTCGGGTTCTCTGCACTGTAGACAAGCCACTTCCACCCATGCAGCATGGATGCAGCGACCATCAGCCACAGCGTGAAGGTAGTCTTACCCACGTTGCTGTGTCCGTTAATCATGAGGAACTCACGCTTGAACCTGAAGTACTCGTCGAACTTCTCGTTCTCTGTGCCAAGGCCCAGCTCAATCTGTCCTGCGATGAACTTCTGAATCCACTCGTAGTCCCTGTCGTCTGATGTGATGAAGGACATGTCCCCATCGTTCACCCGCATCTCGTGTCTGACCTTCTCGAGTTCACGGGTAATCTCACCAATCGGTGCTAGCTTGCCCTGCTCTATGCCATCGACGATTGTCTTTCGGGCTTGGTCAAGGTCGAGAGGATTCCGCGCTTCAATTTCACGAACGAGTACACGAAAGGCTTCGTCCTCTTCGACCCGACCAGCAGCAATGAAGCCGCCCATCAGGTAGGAGGCACGCACTAAAGCTGCATGCTTGCCCCCATCGGGGGCGTACCGAATCATTTGAGCAGCTATCTGAAGCTTCTCGTAGTCAGTACGCCCCTTTGCCTCGGTAGGGTCTGGCTCTGCATGCTGTTCCGATTTGAGTCCACCAAACCTAGTGGGCTCTGAGTTGATGCAGATGTTGTCGTCGTACGATTCAAAACACGCACGCGATTCGTTGATGCCCGATGGGTCAGCCTCGAGCTCATGCTTTCTTTGGAAGTAATCACAGAGAGAACGGAAGTGGTCCCTGTGTCTTTCCGGGTTGCTAATCTCTACGAGTGCCTTGACTCCGTCACCACTAGGTGAAGTCCAACACGCTACCACGTGCGGGTCGAAGGCAAGCCTAGCCTTAGCATCCTCTACGTCCCCGACATGGTCGAAGTCTAGAACAATGATGCCGCTGTGTTTCTGCAGCGACTCGTCATTGCGTTCATTAAATACCCCGCTCCACAGCACGATGGGCAAGAGCTTCTTAGCATCCTTGTCTCCGCTACGGACACGCTCAATCTTCTTCTTCTGCTTGCCAGATTGGATGCGTTGCAGTGCTGTTTCCACTGTGATGTACAGCGGTGCCTTGTTGTAAAGGTCCTCGAATATCGTTACCACCTGTTTCATGTTTCATGTTAATCCTTAGCAATACCAAGTAGCCCATCAGGTCTAGCAGTGTGTCCTCATCCACGTCGTCTGTCCCCCAGTTCTTGATGCGGTTCAGCTTGTCGTCGATGCGAACTAGCAGTTGCTCGTGTGAGGTAGCCTTGCTAAAGATACGCGCTGGGTTGAGCGCAGCGTTGCCATACCTCCTGTTCTTCTCCGTAAGTAGAGAAGTGAGCTCGTTGCACACGCTCTTGACGTCTCGCACAAAGTCACGATGATTCAAGTTCTGCGACATACTGCTTGATATTTTCTTTGAGTCTCATACCCAAGGCTGTACTCCCCACCTCCAAGTGATAGATGCAGGTAGCTGCTTCCTTGAGAATCTTGTAGAAGTCGTAGTACCCATCGTACAGTGATGAGTTCTTCACGTAGTAACTCACGCTGCTGTGGTCTTTCTCAAGAGCCTTGGCGATTGACGTGATTGTGAAGTAGTGGAACATTGCCTCTGCAAACGCCACCCGGAAGATGACGTTGCGTTGCTCTCGGTTATGTGGGTCGAACGGGTAACCAATAGCTTGGTAGTACGAGTCCCTCACCCTGATGAGGTCGCCGACATCACGGCGCTTGACTTCGTACTTTGGAACCCACTCTCTTCTTGGAGAGTATCTCTTCGATTTTGATTTCGACTGTGCCATCATATCTAGGTCCGTAGTACTTGCGGTGCATCCTGTCCCACGTGTGTCCCCTGAGGATGTCCTCTTCGGTCTCTGCACTGGTGACAGCGTAGTCCTCCGCGCTGTACTCTTTGATTACCTTCTTGCCTTTCTTGTACCGGAGCTTTAGTTCGTAGTAGTAGATGTCTCTCATGAGATGAAACGGGGGCAGCCCTTAACCCAAGGCCACCCCCTAACATCATGAAACAGTTTACCCTTTAGAACGGTACGTCGTTCGACTTGGTTTGCTGAGCGCCTTCGGCACGTGGGTCGTAGACGGATGCCCAAGCGTTCGACTTTGAGAAGCGCTCCTTGTCAGGAGTCAATACGACTGAGACATAGACAGAGCCTTTGTCTGTTGCATACTTCTTCATCTCTTCCAACTCGGCAAGCGTGAACTTGAGGCGAGCTGATGATTTGACCTGCGTTACATCGCCGATGAAAACGCGGTCTGCTGGTTTGTTGTTTGTATCCATGTGAATAGAATGTTGAATTAAATTTCTTCGTAAATGTAGTCACTGACTACGGGTTTGTCAAGGAAAAGCCAATCTTTTATTTTGGCGACGGCATGCTCGAACTTGAACTGCCCTCTCAGAATCGTCTCTTCCTTCGCCTTATACACAGCCACCGGGTACGGGTACGTCTTTTCCTGAGCAACCCAAAAAAAGTCATCAAGACCCGCGACCTGCGTGTAGATATAAGCTTGAATGTCATAGGAGAATTTGTTTACATCGTACCTGAATCCCGGTATCGAGCGCGTGCTCTTGCTGTCGGACACGTACTCCGCGCCCTTGCAGTCAAAGAAGCCACGCACTGGGATGTCGTCAATGAAATCGTTGAACTCAACCTGATAGTCACCCATCATGTATCCGTCCTTGATGCCGGAGTCAATCAACCGCTTCACCATGAAGTGAGCTGTCTTCCACTCTGACTCATCAACGAGATGCTTGTCTTCCTCGATAGCCTCGGTCTTTATCTGTTGCACTGCTGCCTTGTACTCTGATGAGCTCTTAGGGTTCTTCAGGTCCTTGACTCTGTCGCTCATCTTCTCCATGATTTGGTCATGGTCGATGACTTGATAGGTAGCCTTGGCCTTGTCAGGCTCGAACAACATCATGTCGTACATCGAGCCGAAGGTCAGAGCCGGAGACTCCTTCTTCAGCTTGCCTGCCATGTACAACTCGAAGGCACGCATGTCAGTGAGCGCATTCTTGATTGAGCTGTAGGACAGATAACTCTTGCCTGTCTTCTCCTGTAGCTTGAGAGAGAACTCCATTACTTCTTCTTGCTCTTCGCGCCTTTAGCTACGACGGTCTTGTTGACTGTCTCGAGCAGTTCGGAATCCTGTTCGGGAGTAAAGGTGTACTTGTCCACGGACATGGCGTAAGCTTGCTGTGGATTCTTTGAGTTCTGAATGAAGGCGATAGCCTTGTCCATAGTCTCGTCGTCTACCTGTGGCTTAATCTTGCCATTCTCAACAGGAGGTGCGGTGATTCTTTCTGGCTTGGTGTAGCTGCCATGCGTGTTGGTAGCATCGCTGTCCTTACCATCATCAATACAGAACAGTCCGTTGAGCGCGTACTTTCTCGCGTACGAAGAGGCAGCACCTGTGACTTGCGAGCCATCCATGCCTTTCTTGTTCTCTTCTTCTCGAGCAAATCCTGAAGCAGATACTTCTGCCTCGCCATCAGATACTGTCACTGTAGCCTGCACATACACTCGACCACCTGTCTCTACGATAGTGTCACTCATCACGAGAGCGAGACCATGTTCTGTTAGAAGGGGCTTTACAGATTCTACAATGTCCTCGCACGAGCGGTACTTGTATTTGCCAAAGGAATTGAATTGTCCCTTGGGTGCTTTCAGTCGTGCCTGCACGTCAGAGAGCTTATGAATGATTGTTTTCATGTGGAATTGAATTGTGTTTTTCCCGATTTATCGGGGTAAAGTTCGGAATGATTTCTGACAAAGTCAAGGGTTTGATAGCAGGATGTAGGAAAAAGTTTTCCACACATCACTGCCATCGCCACCATAACATCTTGATAATGAACGAGATGTATAGCGCTAGTGCAACCCTTAGTACAAGCAGATGCTTACGCCATTGTCTCTTTGTCATCGAACTGCCACCGAGTTCTCATGGATGATACGCATAAGCTTGAAGTACAGCTCACCGTCAACCTCATCGTGGAACAGCATCTTGGACATGACAAGCACAGCTGCGTTGCGCTCCTTGGTGCTAAGCGTGATGCACTTGCGGTCTTCGATTCGTAGCTGAGTCATCTTGGCGCACACTGACTCGGGTGAGCGACCGATAATCCTAGCCACCTTGTTGATGGTTGGGTTGTTGAATGTGAGGGGCACGTCGTTTGTGATGTGCTCCGTAGCAGTGGCCACCTCTTTGTGTGACCAACGTCTCTTGAAATTAGACATGTTCATTTGAATTAGGGATAGATTTCTACATTGTTCTTGAGGTCCCACACACACTTCTCTCCGAGGAGTTTGCACCTGTCTAGTGCCTCCTCCTTGTCATCGAACAGCTGTGAGATGTCGACCTCGGTGTCACCTTCCTTGTTGTCCCACGTACCTACATACATCTTGGACCTGAGGTTGTGTTGCTTGAGCTTGGTGATGGCATCCATCTGCATCGTCCATGCAATCGCTAGGTTGGACACGTATGATTGACGTGGCACTTGGATTGCGGGAAGGTCAAGCGCAGCCATGTCAGGATTGTAGACTGACTGCACTAGGATGGTTTCGGATAGGTCACTACGCCCAAGCATGTATCCTTCTGTCGGCACATGGCTGTTCCATGGGGACACGGTCGAGCCTCCGTACATGAAGTGCATGTAGCAAGCCTTGTACATTGCAAGTTTACTCTGCGATTCCATACAGGTTCCGATTGTGTACAAGCATCAAGGGAACCACAGCGTTGTCCTCGTTGTCGGACACACCGCTTACCCAGTGTGGGTGCTTGCGTGGATTGTACATGTACCTCTTGTCGGTCTGCTCCATCAGTACTCGGGGCAGATGCTCGCCACCTACCAAGTGGTAGTCATCGAACTCGACCCACGCACAGACCGTCTTGTTCATGCCATCGTGGATACGCTTGGCTATTGAGCCGTGGTTGCGTAGCCTACAGTTGTGCAACAGCGCAACGAATGCGTCAGGCCTGTGGTATTCTGTCGCCATAGCGAACTTGCCCACAGGTGACATCTTCTTGAGCTGCCACTTCTTGTAGTTCCTGCCACGACCCAAGTGGTATCGTAGTGTGTAGTGCCCGTTCATACCTCGTATGCTTTTGCGTTACCCATCACACCGCCATTGGGTGCGATAACGAATAGGTCTGACGTGCCATCAAGGGTGTGGATGCTGTATCCCTTGTGCTCCATGGGAACTTGGCACAGCCACACCATGGTGGCGTATTCCTTGCCGTCGTCAGACCAACCGACAAGGAATCTGCGTTGTTCAAAATCTGACATTACTTAAATGAATTTAGGTGTTCTAGTATCTGCTCCTCGAGAGCAGCGAAGTCCATGAGGGTTGCGAGGTGGAAGTCCGTGATGTCGATGGGTTCCTCGGGTACCACGTTGGGCTCGACAACAGGGCGCGTGCTCTTGATGTACACACGGTCGACCTCCACGTATTCAGGGTTACCGGGGTCGACGTCACTGTCGGGACGGTACGGGTGATGCTCGTATGTGACGAACACAACGTACTGATTGTCAGTGTCTTCCTGTAAAATGTATTCTTCCATGTTGATAAAGTTACTCATTGGAATCCATAATAACAAGAGGTTCCTTGCCTTTCTTTGCTCGATGCTCGTTAACAAGTGCAGTCGACAGGTAACGAAGCGTGTTGATTTGCGTGTTGATTCTGCTGTTGAACTTGAGGTGATTCACGGGGTCGGCCTCGTGCTTGGAGAGCTGTGCCGACCTGCCAATGTGCAAGCAGTTGCAAAGTGAGATGAAGTCTTTGTTGCCCACCTCAATACGGATGCGCATACCCTCTTCTCCTCTGAGGTTTGGGATGCGTTTGATGAGCATACCGCCCGCTCGGTAGTCGAACTCCTCACGAGACTTGCGTTTGAATAGATTGAAAATCATGTTAGTTGATTTGAGATTGAAATTTCTTGTAGGTAATGTACTCTCCTAAGGCAGGATTGCTTTTTGTTGCGGCCTTTGCCTTATCTGCTGTGATGTAGTAGTACTCACCGGTCTTCGTGTCAGGGTTGGTCGAGCGAACGACCTTGCCCTCTTTCCACAACATGATGAGGGTGTCCTCGATGGCGTTGTAGAGGTGGTTGTGCTTGTTTGATTTACTCATCGTCGTTGAATTTTGGTGACCATTCCATGATGTAGCGAGCGACCATCTCTTCGATGTCGCCCACGATTCCGTCCACGTCGTAGTGTGACAGGTCGTACTCCTCAATCATGAGGCGGGATAGCATGGTGTATCCGCTTTCGTCTAGTGTCTCGCCGTCGTGTTTGTAGCCACGGTGG